GGGGCAGGCTATGCTTCTTGTTGGCCCAACAAACAAGGGCAAGTCGCTGTTGTCAAACAGGGTGATCAGCGGGTTGGTTGGTGGGTATGCAGATGCCTCCGACTACCTGTCAGGTCAGACGAAATTCAATAAGGACTTGGGTAGGGTGGCAACATGGGTGATTGATGACACAACTTCAGCAGCTTCCTTCCAAGACCAGCGAAAGGCAACAGAGTTGATCAAACGTGCGGTGGCAAACCCCCGCGTCGAATATCAGGCCAAGTATGCGGATTCCTTGAGCGTCCCGTGGACAGGGCGTGTTGTCATGTCGCTCAACATGGATATCAATAGCCTGTCAGTAATCCCTTCTCTGGATAGCAGCAACAGGGATAAGCTGATGGCACTGCGGGTCAGCGATGGGGCCACCAGTGATTTTCCCCGCAATTCCGTCCTTGAGAAAACCATCGAGGATGAACTCCCCTTCTTCGCCAAGTTCCTCATTGATTGGGTGATCCCAAAAGGAGTAGAGGACGTTGGGCGGTTTGGGGTGCAATCATTTATTGACACCACGATTGCGGATGCCGCCTACGACAACAGCAGTCGGAGTACCATCGCGGAGTTGGTAGAGTTCTTCGTCAAACGGTGCCGCGAGCTGAACGATGCAATGACCCATTGGATTGGAACTCTCACGGAATTCCAAGTAGCCCTGCACGATTTCAACAACGGTAGGAATGTCGGGATGTCCAACAATCTGGAATTTGTCAGGCGGGGCATGGCCACACTGGAAGAATCTGGGAAGAACAACTCCCATGTGCGGCCAATCCAATCAAGAGGCAGGGGCGGGGGCAAGATATGGGAGATCAGCCTTTCCTCTTCTTACGATATCGATGTGATGACTCAAATGAATCGGGCCGTCGCAGTGCCTTGATAGGAAGATGGTATCCGTCGCAGAGGTAGGTAAAGCCGTCTTTATCTGACTCCCCCTTCTTCTTGAAGTTCTTAGGTTTAGTCACATGGTGGCGGCTTGCCCACCCCAGTAACCAAACCTTGGAAAGATCCTTGTGGACCCGCGTGAAAAAATACACGTCTGCCTTCAGCTCTTTATTCTGTGAATTGACACTGGCGATGTAATGGAGCCTTGGGTGTGTCGTACAGGTCTTGGATTTTACATCCACCCGCTTGTTATTGAAAAGGTAGTCGTGGGTATAACACTGCTCACCCACATGCTCTGCTTTCTGGATGTATTTGCCAAACGCAACCTCACCCAGAAACCCCGTCATCCGGCCCACTCCCCGTGTGTATGAATTCGGAGGAATGCCCAACGACTGGGAGCGGCGGAAAGCCTCTGCAACGTCATCCTTATTCGGATGAAACAAAACAAAACGGTTCTTTAGCTGCCGGAACTGGCTATTAGTAGCCACCCTTTTTCTTGAGGAGCTTCTTAGCCCTCTTGCCCGCTTTTGAAGGAGGGCTATGGGAAAGCCCCCTTTCCTTCAATTCCAAATGCTTGTCATAGGTTGAAGCCTTGTGTGACTCCCCCGTTTTTGGGTCATACATCAAATGGGGCCGGAAGTTTTTTGTGGTGTAAGGCATAATTAAATTATTGGTTGAAGCGTTTAAGGAACCGTTCCCATGCGGGCCAGAACAACTCGTCCATACACCGGACAACCCCCTCCGTTTCCATGCCCTCGCACCATGCTATGCCCCCCATGCAGAGGGCGCATTCCATTAACTCATGTCGAACGGTATCGTGAACCTTTTTTCTAGACAGAGACTTATCGATGAATATAGCTTTCTTGTCGGGTGAATAATAGCCAAAGCATTCGTCATCACTCAGGTCTTCCCGAATAATTTTGATGGGGATACCCGCAACACGAATTGACTTTGGAAGATTCATTCATCCACAAACTTGACGACCGCCCTTGCGTAGACGCCAGCCAGTTTACCTCGATTGTTGTTAATCTCCCGCCACGAATCTATATGGCTTCCAAAGAATGGTTCCGCAATCACCGCGTAAGGCGGAACGACGCGGAGTAGATAACTGCCGCGTTGTTTGCGTTGGCGCGGCTTGATACCCCGAGATTTCATATCTGGGAAGGCTTCCTCCATCTCATCGCGTAGGGCCGTTGCGAGGCGCTTACCGCCACTGCTGGAATGCCAGTAAAGCCATTCATGCCCGCTCACAGATGGGCGGGCCGAATTGAAGTGCAACTCGATAACTGCATCAATTTCGTCTTCCTTCAGCTTGCGGGCCAGATAGTTAATAGCTCCGCTGTAACTGCGAGCGGGATAGTGGTCGTAGACGACGTAGTTGTCTCCTGTAGCCCACCCGTGCGTGTTGCTCAACACATGAGCAATGCGCCGAACCATATCCCTGTTGAAGTCCCATTCTGACAGTATGTATTCACCATGTGAATACGCCCCCTGATCCCCCAAACGGCTGTGCCCAACTGCTAGTCCTATTTTCATTTCCGTTTGAGAATTCGGTAGAGAGCGGCGACCCCGACTGCGATGCCTATAATAAGGGAGCCGACACGCAGCCAGTATTCAAACTGCTCCTGCATACTGGTGATTAAGCCCAACGCGGGAGCCGCCATGCCAACGAAGGAGTCTATGATTTTGGGGTTCATCACTTTCCTCCGATGATTACAGCGCGACGATAAGAATAGTCGCTGTGAAATTTGTGGTTCTTCCGCCCAACAAGAACGCCCTCCTTAAATTGGTAGGGTTGCCCTTCAATCAGAGTTACTGTCGGTGGATCGTATAAGGCGCTCGCGTTCACGCTTGATGCGTTTTGCGACCCGCTCCATGAGCAACTTGCTATGGCTGTCACCGATAGCACTGAGAGCATCCAAGCGATCTTCAAGAGCGTCGAGGTGCCTGTCCCTTTGCAGTCGGATATATTCAATGTATGCATTGAGCGCAGCAGTTAGGAGGCGGAAGAACTTGGTCACTTAGATTTCGCACGGCCCACATTCAGGGCCAGCCAGCTCACCACCGTCGATATTCGACGAACCCATTTGTTGTCCGATTCGTTAGGAGTAAGGGTGGCTACAAGCGAAGCCAGAGCAATTACGCTGGCCAAGATTTGCAAAATCTGTTCTGAGTTGTCGTTGAAGTATTGAATCATTGAATTGAGGATTACATCATGTTGCTGGTGTATGCGCCCACACCAGAGGGATCAAAAGATATCATGGGCTTTGCAGCTCCCCTATGTGCGTCCAATTGTTCCTCAAGGAGGGTTTGGCACACAGCCCAATGGTAATTGGCGCGTTCAAGGTCCGCATTATCTTCGCCAATATTCCCCAGCATGGCATGTTTGATTGCGCTCAGGCTGGAAATGTACACAGCGTCCGTGCTGTCGATCAGCTTTCGGAACTTCCGCTTGAGCAGCAGCCGCAGGGACATCGTTTTGTCGTTGCGGTTGTCGATCCGGTAGCGGCGGTAACGGGTGACTTGGTTTTTCTCGCGGAGGTTGTCGGCGGCTACGAGAGTCACTTCGGGGGACGAGCTTGTCTCAACCCACAACAACTTAACAGGGTCAGTTAGCTCTGTTGTGCCAACACGAACCTCACTGACGTTAGTTATATCGGAGATAGCCGTGACAAGCTGAGATTCGCCGCCACAAGTAAACTTCCCCCCGTCCCCACTAGTAGTCGCGGAATCAGGGAGAGATGTATTTGTTCCATCAGAAAAAGTCACATGAACAGTTCCCCCAGATGGAAGACCTGCGCCTAACCTGATCGCCTGTAGCCGCAAGCTGTATGTCTTATCCACAACAGGCTCCTCAACAGTGGCTGAGTAGCCATCATCCACAATCCCGAAAGCAGACAGGGTGTGGTCCCCCGCCCTGTCATTCCGACCCACGATTCGGTAATCATGGTGCTGGCTGTAGATTGTGTTGGGGTATGAAAAATCAGTGCTGCCACTGTCAGGGTCCACGAGTGCCGAAATAATTGATTCAGCGTTGTCAGGAATGGTAAACGTGCTGGCGGTGGTAGTTACCACATGCTCAAAAAGAAGATCCCGCCACATGCCCATATTGTAAAGACGGGGCAGGGCCATATTAAGTTCTTTTCTGAATTGGTCGCTGTTGGCCCCTCTGGAACCGCATGTTTCCAGTAGGGCATCTTCAACGCCTTGGACGGTCAGTGTGGCCATAATTCAAGATATCAGGTGAGGGGTTTAGGGTCAAGGATCAGGGCGTGTAGGTGCCAGTAGGAGTCTCATTAAGCGCAGTTGTCACCACACGGTCCATGACCGTGGAAGTCCAGTTTACGTCGCTGGCAACTAGTTGAGTAACATGGTCGTTTTCTGCGACTGTCCCCAGCTCGATGAAGAAAATTCCCTTGTCATCGTTCTCAACGTCGGCATCGCCGTCTTCGGGTTCACCTGTCCCGTCATGGGGGGTGCCCGTATTTCTCCGGTTCGTTGTGGTGTTACCCGAATTGATGTTACCCACCGTGGATGTGTCTTCGGGTTCACCCACTTGGACCCAGCACGCAATAACCTCGCTTCCTCCCTGTTCAATATCAACCTGCCACACCAGATAGACTGTGCCATATTCGTCTAGTTCGTGGTATTTTGTATTCCCCCATTGGGGGTCCATCGCGACCCCATCCTTGGTTTTTACCTTGGGGGTCGTTGTGCTCATATTAGCCATCGCTTCCTGCGAGGACTGAGAACAGTAGGTGATCGTGGGCAGGAGGACGGTGTGTTCCCGATTGGAATTTGTGGTCCCATTGGAGATGTCATCGCTTGTCTTCACTGGATCGGCATCGCCTGAAGCCCCTGCTGCTGCATCTGTGGTGGGCGTGTTAGGGGAGTCTGTGTTCGCCGCACTTTGGCTTATCGTGTTGTGGTTGTGTATGATTTCCGTGCCCTCGGTGTAACTGTTGCTTTGCTCGTCCGTAGTGTGATTGTGGGTATTGGCGGATTCATAACCATCGTGGCCACTATGAGTGTGGTCATCTGTGACATGGGTGTGTGCTCCCGTAGTATGCGCGTGCGTCTGTGTATCGTCATCTGTGACATGGGTGTGGGCGTGTGGGTGGTAGTGATCGTAGTCGTGCGTGTGC